CCCGGTGGTCGCCCAGCAGCCAGATGTCACCCCGCTGGGTGATGGGCTGCTCCGGGGGCTCTGCGGTGAAGTCGTCCTCCTTGACCTCCTCGTCGATCTTGATCTGGAGGTTCAGGCCGAAGTCGGTCATGTCGTAGTCGATGCCGGTCAGCTCCTGCACCAGAAGCTGCAGGTCCCACTCGGCAACTTCGCCGGTGGAGTTGTCTGCGATGCGCAGGGCCTTGACCTTTTCCGGGTCGAGCTCTGCCGCTACGATCACCGGCACTTCCTGCAACTTGAGCCTCCGGGCGGCCTTGTACCGGGTGTGTCCGGCGATGATCACGCCGTCCCTGTCCACGATGATGGGGGACTGGAACCCGAACTCTTTGATGCTGTTGGCCACGGCTTTTGCGGCCTCGTCGTTGCGCCGGGGGTTATTGTCATAGGGGCGGATTTCGTCCAGCCGTTTGTACTCGATTTGGTGTTTCACGCTCTCCATGCAATCCCTCCGGGCAATAAAATAGGCTCTCTGGCAATTGTACCAGAGAGCCTAGGGTAAAAACGTTATGACTTACTTTTTGGCTTTCGCCTTGGCGGTCTTGGGCTTGGCCTTGGCCTTGGATGCTTTGAGAGCCTTTTCCAGAGCCGGATAGGGGTCCTTCCAGTTGTCCGGAAGATCACGTTTTTCAATGCGGCCAGTGTGCGCATCCCATTCCATGGGGGCGCACTCGTTAGCGTTTCTGGAGGTCATGCCCTGTTTCTTAAGCTGTTCAATACGGGCCTGAATCAGCGTTTCTGCATTCAGCGTAGCCTTTTCAATCTTCTTCATGCTTGAACTCCTTTACCAGTTGATTCCCCCGTGCACAACCTGCTGTCTGCTCTTAACTGTCTTGCAGATGGTTAAGGCTTTACGGCTATATGCAACCTTGTATTGCCCGGCATCGTATACATTGTACCCGGAACTTGTCAGCCAGATGGTTTTTAATTCACTGGCTCCCCACTGCGTACCGGTGTGGTTGCCCAAGAGGTACTTGTATGTTTTCGGGTGCTTGTTCTGGAAGTCGGTCTGCGCCTGAAACAGCTCAGAAAAGGTTGCGACCTTTGCATTTCTGTTCAGGAATAGCTTGACCTGAGAACCATTTGCTCCTGCATAGTACCTCGCATTGCTGACAGCACTGGTATCGAGATAAGTACCGCTTCCATGAGTGCCAAACGAGGCATACGCCGTACTGCCTGTTTGCAATTGCTTCAGCGTTTTTACGGCAGAAGCCGAGGTTCCGTCGGTGGACTTATCGCTGTGGTATAGCTTGTCTGCGCCTGTTTTGCGGCGCGCCTTACCAAAAGCCACGTCATCCAGAACTTCGGGCATCTCGTTTGCCAGCCCCGTAGCGTTCAGCCAGCGCTGACAGAAGGTGTCATTCTGGGTGCCGTCAGTTGCGATAGGCTGTGTTGCAATCGCTTTGACGGTATCCAGCGCATCCTGATCGTTCATCTGCATCAGGGCCGCCGGGTTGCCCTTGATCTGTGCCAGCAGCTGCTGCTCACGGGTCTGGGGTGCTGCCGGTGTTGCTGCTTTCGCTGCACCTCCTGCACCACCGCCTCCACCCATGCCGTGGCTGCCGCCCATACTTCCACCTCTGCCGCCCATGTGAATCCTCCCTTGACCGTGAATTTCTCGGTCAAGGGTAACATGAAAAGCGGGGGCAAAACGTTACGAATTACTTTTTCTTGGGTTTCGCCTTGGTGGCTTTCTTCTTGGCTGCGGGCTTCTTTACATACTTGCGGTACTCCGGTGCCAGCCGGGAGATGGGCCCGATCCAGTTGCCCTTGCTGTCAGTCAGCACAGTGCCGTCTGCGTCCGTCATATTCGCGCCGAAGTGAATAGGCCCCATGGATACGGGAGGGGTGTCGCGCTGAATAAAGCCGCCGGTCGGGGTTTGCTTTTTTGTCGAGGATGCCATAGTGAGATACCTCCAGATTGATTTTACCATACTTCAATTTCCAGCTCAAGAACCTTTTTGCCGGAAAGGTAGGTGTGGGATGGCCCCAGCTTTGTGCTGCGTACGCCGGTGATCCTGTGGTGGGTGCCTGCTGCCAGAACAGCCTCGGACTGGCTGGGCTGGATGAAGGCGGCCCGGGTGCTTTTGGCTGTGTGGTACCGGATCAGGATCTCACGGTTGCCAGACCGGATGCCGCCCTGTCCATGGGTGCCGGAGCCGCGTCCACTCGGCTGCGGCCAGAAGGGGTTGTTCCGGCTGTCATAGGCTGTGGATTCAAGGCTGGTGTTTGTCCAAGTCTTGCCAACCAGTCTTTTGCGGATCTGCGCGTCACTCATGCTGCTGTAATTCGCAGGCAGGCCACAGTTGCGCTCCAGAAAATCTGAATGGTCGGCGCGGTACAGGGTGGTTTCCTGCCCGATGGGCTTGGCCAGCTTGTCCACCGCATCCAGCATCTGCTGCTGCCGCTTGGTCAGGGGTTGACCGGTAGCTGCTGCCCAGTTGGCGTTCTGACTCAGGGCCTTGCCGTTGCTCTGCATGCCCGGATTGATGTAGTCGGTCACGCCTGCTGCCAGCGCCGGGTCGCGCATCATCTGCCGCTGCGCGGCGCTCTCCATCGCGGAGACCTGCTGCGGGGTCAGGTGGCCGAATCCGTTTGCACCGGTGGGCGGGCCTGCCTGCTGGGGCACTGCCTGAACAACAGGTGCCGCCTGAACTGCGGGCATCACCTGTGCGGCTGCTGCGGGCGCTCCTGCGCCGCCTCCCATGCCCTGGGAACCTCTCATGCTGCTGCCTCTGCCGCCCATCACTGCGCCTCCTCTCTGGCCCTTACGCGGGTCGCCATGTTGTGCGGGAATGCCTGCCACGGGATGCTGTGCTCCCGCAGCAGTGCTGCCATTGCAGGCGGCGTTTTGCCGTAGACCAGAATCTCGGATGGCTCGGTCTGCCGGATCAGCTCTTTCAGCCCTCCCATCAGACCATCGGATGCGTCCTTGTGGACGAGGCAGCCCACCGTGCTCACTGCCACCGCGCCGCCTTTGCTGATGCCGTCGAAGCACCAGCGGAAGCTGTCCTCGTCCGACCAGCTTGCTGCCGGAATGGCGCAGACCCCGTTGTGCTGCAGCCATGCGGTGAGCAGTTGGTTCCGGTAGTGGTTCCAGTGCTGGATGGGCGCGGGGAAGTCGGTGTAAAGCGAGAAGTCCGGGCCGAGCACCAGCGGGCATTTTGCCAGTGCGTCGAGGTACCGCTGCGGCTGCCGCCAGAAGCGCTCGAACTGGTAATCGTCGAGGAAGAAGTGCACGCCTGCATTCTCCGGGTGCCTGCAGGTCAGCAGCTCGTTAAAGCCGATCAGGTGATCGACCCCAAAGGGCAGCGGCAGGGCTTTAGTGACGGGGTTGCCCGCCGGGGTCAGCTCGAGGCCGTCCAGCAAAAACCAGTTGACCAGCTGGCCCGTCCTCATCCGCTCGTTAGAAAAACCCATGCTCCACCCTCCTGCGTGTTATCCAGAAGAGCATAGCATGGGTTTCTTGGTGAAAACGTTATGACTTGTGCACAGCCGCCGCTGCGAGCCTCTGTGGCGGGGGTTTGTGAATCGGGCGGGAACTTTACCGCCTGCGCTGCTGCGGCGCTCACGACGGCGTTCTGCGGTTCATGCGCGTTGTAGCTCCTGCCACACCCAGACCCGCAGGGTCTCGGGGGAAATGCCGCCGCCGTAGAGCAGCGCTGCCTTGCGCCAGCTGACCTTGCCCGGACCCAGAAATACGATCTCGAAGGCCCGGCGGGTCAGCGGGTCCTCGATGGTGTTGATAAAGCTGCGACGCTCTGCGCGGGAAAGCCTGCGGAATGCTCGGGTGCTCACTTGTTGTCTCCCTTCTTCGCTGCCTGAATGTGGGTCTTTACCGCCTGCATCAGGCTGTTCTGGTCGGTGTCCTTGCGGTTCAGCGCCTTGACCACCATCTCGTCTGCACCGCCCTTGACGATCAGCCGGTGGACGATGACACTCTGGGTCTGGCCCTGCCGGGCAGCGCCCTGCTGCCGGCCACCAGCCCCGACCTGGTGGAGTACGCCCGCCGGGCCGGCTATCAGGCCGTCGTCCTCGCCAAACAGGGCCTGCGCCCTAGCGACGTCGTGACGATGGACAGTTTCGAGAACGCTATCATGGTCCACGCGGCCATCTCCGGCTCCACTAACGCCCTGCTCCATCTGCCTGCTATCGCCCATGAATTTGGCATCTCCATCGACGGCGACACCTTTGACCGTCTCCACCGCGGCGCAAAGTACCTGCTGGACATCCGCCCGGCCGGCCGCTGGCCCGCAGAGTTCTTCTACTATGCCGGCGGCGTGCCTGCCATCATGGAGGAGATCCGGGATGTGCTCCATCTCGACGCCATGACCATCACCGGCAAGACGCTGGGCGAGAATCTGGACGAGCTGAAGGCGAACGGCTTCTACGAGCACTGCCAGCAGCTGCTGGACGAGGCGAATGCCCGCTGCGGCATCAAGCTGACCCGCGCCGACATCATCCGCCCGGCTTCCGACCCCATCGGCACCGACGGCAGCATCGCCATCCTGAAGGGCAACCTTGCCCCGGAGGGCGCGGTCATCAAACACACCGCCTGCCCTAAGGAGATGTTCCAGGCTGTGCTCCGCGCTCGCCCCTTCGACAGCGAAGAGGAATGTCTGGACGCCGTGCTCCACCACAAGGTGGAAAAGGGCGACGCCGTCTTCATCCGCTACGAAGGCCCTCAGGGCAGCGGCATGCCGGAGATGTTCTACACCAGCGAGGCCATCAGCTCGGACAAGGAGCTGGGCCGCAGCATCGCCCTCATCACGGATGGCCGCTTCTCCGGTGCATCCACCGGCCCCGTCATCGGC